AAAGCTGGCCGGCGTGGGGCTCTATGGGTTCTGCGCTGATGCCGAGTTTGGCGCCGAGGTGTACAGCGGCGCGACGACTGAGAAGCAGGCCTGGGAGGTTTTCAGGCCAGCCCGCCTGATGGCGATGCGGACGCCTCACCTAGTTGAGGCATACGGGATCGAGGTTAACGCCAGCAACCTTTGCCGGCCTGCCGATGGTGCCAGATTTGAGCCGTTGATCGGCAACCCCGGAGATGGCCAGAGCCCGCACATCGCCCTGATTGATGAGTTCCACGAACATGATGGCCCAGAGCTGTTTGACACCATGCTGACCGGCATGGGCTCGCGGGAGCAGGGCATGGTGGTGGTGATCACCACTGCTGGCTTCAATGTCGACGGACCCTGTTACCAGCTGCGCCGTCAGGTGATGGAGATGCTGGACGGCACGGTTCCGGATGACGAGCTGTTTGGCGTCATTCACACCATCGACCCCGAAGATGACTGGGCCAGCCCGGAGGCGCTGAAGAAAGCCAACCCCAACATGGGGGTGAGCGTTTACGAAGACTACCTGCTGGCGCAGCAGCGCCGGGCGGTCAAAGACGCTGGCTTTGCCAACACCTTCAAAACGAAGCACCTGAACGTCTGGGTTAGCGCCCGGTCTGGGTACTTCAACATGGAGAGTTGGCGAGCGCTGGAGGATTCAGGCCTGACGCTGGCAGAGGTCGAGGGGCAGCCATGCTATATCGGCCTTGATATGGCCAGCACCACGGACATCACCGCCGCGATTGTGGTGGTGCCCTGTCGGGATAGTGGACGCATCAGCTACCAGGTGATCAGCCGATTCTGGATCCCTGATGAGCTGCTGTGGGATGGCCCGCGCGAGCTGATGAGCAAGTACCAGCGGTGGGCCGCTGATGGCCATTTGCAGACCTGCGCCGGCCGCGAGATTGATTACCGCGACATGGTTGCCTGGTGCCAGGAAGTGGCCACCCAGCTGCAGGTGCAGGAGGTGCCGCACGATCCGTGGGGTGCCCACCAAGTGGCCCGCGACCTTGAGGACGCCGGCATGCTGCCGGTGAAGATCCAGCAGACGGTTGGCAACCTCAGCCCGGCCATGAAGGAGCTGAATGCGGCGATCTTGGCTGACCGCCTGCGCCATGACGGCAACCCGGTAATGACCTGGATGATGGGCAATGTCACCGCCAAGGTGGACGCCAAAGACAACGTGTTCCCGCGCAAGGAGCGCAGCGAGCTGAAGATCGACGGGCCTGTAGCCCTGATCACCGCGCTGGTCCGCGCCCAGCTGGGCGAACACTCGGCTGACCTGTTTTCCAATCTCAACGTGGATGACCTACTGGCATGACAAAAGCGAAGCGTGTCGCCATCGAGTTGCTTGGACTGTGCGGCATCGCAACATTTAGCGGCGGCATTCACTTGGTCTACGGACTCGGCTGGGCATTGGTGTCCGCCGGCGTGGCAATGGTGGCGGTCGCCTACGTTGCCGGTCGGGGTGGCAAATGATATTCACCAGCGAGCGCCGCAACCTTGAGAACCCGGCCACCCCACTGACCCTGGAAACACTAGCTGATTACATTGAGGGCGCGACCGGTGGCAGCGTCAGTGAAGATCAGGCGCTGCGGCTAGCGGCCGTCTACAGCTGCATCTTCATCCTGTCATCGTCGCTGGCCCAGCTGCCATTGGCGGTGATGCGCAGAACCGGCAGTCTGATTGAAAAGGCGACAGATCACGCGGCCTATGGGCTGCTTCACGACGAACCGAACCCTTGGCAATCAAGTTATGACTGGCGCGAGCGCAGCCAAGCGGATGCGGTTGGCTGGGGCAATGGCTTAACTCGCATCATCCGCAGTCGCCGCGGAGAGCCGCTTCAGCTGGAGCGCTGCAAGCCGCACATTTCAACACTGGTGAAGACCAGCTCTGGGCGGTACGTCTACCAGGTGCAGGATGATGATGATGGCCTGCTGGCGATTCAGCCAGAGGACATGATCCATATTCGGGCCATTGGATATGACGGACGCTGGGGGCGATCACCCATTCGGCAGCACGCGGAAACGATCGGGCTTGGCTTGGCCGCTCAGCGCTATGGCAGCGCCTTCTTTGAGGGCGGCGGGCGGCCAACGGGGATCCTCACCCCGAAATCGCCGCTGAGCACCCAAGGCTGGGATTCGCTGAAGAAGGTCTGGGCTCAGGTTGTTCAGCGACTCCGGCAGGACAGCAACAAGACTGTTCTTCTGCCAGCCGACCTCGAATACAAGGCGATGACCATATCGCCAGAAGAAGCTCAGTTCCTCGAGACACGCAAAATGACGCGCAGCGAGATCGCCGGGATCTTCAACGTGCCTGCGCACATGATCAATGACCTTGAAAAGGCCACGTTCAGCAACATTAGCGAACAGGCTATCCAGTTCGTGCGCCACACCATGATGCCCTGGTGCGTGAAGTGGGAGCAGGAGATCAACCGCAAGCTGTTCACGGCCGCAGAGCGCCGCGCAGGCTACTACTGCAAGTTCAATGTTGCCGCCCTGCTTCGCGGAACACCGAAGGAGCGCGGCGAGCTGTACCACTTCGCAATCACCGATGGCTGGATGGACCGCAACGAAGTGCGCGTGATGGAAGACATGAACCCTCGGGATGGCCTTGGCGAAATGCTGGTGTCCGTCAACGCGGTGCCGCTTTCCCAATTTGGCCGCCAGCAACAGGAGCCTAAGTGATGAGTGATCGTGAGATCCGGATGTTCGCCTGCGAGCTTCGTGCCGCGGGCAACGATGAGGCCACCAAGATCGAGGGGTATGGGTCGATCTTCAACATTCGGTCGGACAACCTCGGCGGCTTCCGTGAGGTAGTCGCCCCCGGCGCATTTGATGACGTGCTGGGTGATGATGTGCGCGCCCTGTGGAACCACGACCCGAATATCATCTTGGGCCGAACGGCATCCGGCACCCTGGCCCTGTCGGTTGACGAAAAGGGGCTTAGCTATGTCATCGACGCGCCGCAGACCCAGCTGGTGCGCGACATGGTGATCGCCCCCATGAAACGCGGCGATGTTAACCAGAGCAGCTTTGCATTTCGTGTGGCACGTGGCGGCGAGGAGTGGGATGAGGATGATGACGGCGTGATCGTCCGCACCATCACCCGATTCGCCCGGCTGTTTGATGTCAGCCCGGTAACCATTCCGGCCTACCCGGATGCCTCAAGTGCCGTCAGGTCGCTACAGGCCTGGCGCGAAGCCCGTGATAGCGGCGCGTTGAAAAAGGCCATCGCCCAGCGCGGCTATCGCCAACGAATCATTGACCTGATCCGACCTTAAACCACACCACCCAAACGAACCAAAGCCCGGCACATGCCGGGCTTTTGCGTTAAGCACCCGCCGCAGCGCGGACAACAGAGAGAGACCGAGCCTATGAAACTGCATGAACTTCGCGCGGCGGCCAATGCCATCGCCATGAAGATGCGCGCGCTGCACACCGACATTGGTGACAGCGCCTGGACTGATGAACAGCGCCACCAGTGGAACCAGATGAAGGCTGACCTGGACGCTACTGAAGAGCGCATTGCCCGCGAAGAACAGCTTCGCGCCAATGACCAGCGGTTCGTCGAAACCACCACCGAAGAACAGCGCGGCCGTCAGGCCCCGGCAGGGCAGCAGCAGAGCGGTGATCGCGCCAGCGAATACCGCGCGGCTTTTGACACCTTTCTTCGCCGTGGCGCCAGCGAACTGACCGGTGAGCAGCGCCAACTGATCCGCGAAATGCGCGCCATGTCCACCGGCAATGATGCTGCTGGTGGCTACACCGTGCCGACTGAATTCCGCCAGCGCATTGTCGAAGCCATGAAAGCGTTCGGTGGCCTTGCCGCCGTCTGCCAGATCCTCGACACCGATGCTGGCAACCCGATCGACTGGGTGACCAGCGATGGCACCACCGAAGAAGGTGAGCTGCTGGCTGAAAACGCTGAGTCGACCGAAGGCGAGCCGACCTTTGGCGTTGCACAGCTCGGCGCTAAGAAGCTCGGCTCCAAGATCATTCGCGTGTCGAATGAACTGCTGGCAGACAACTTCGTCGACATCGAGACCTTCCTCGTCAACCGCATCGCCATGCGCCTGTTCCGCGGCGAAGCCAAGCTGTTGGTGAATGGCACTGGCACCGGCACTCCGGTACAGCCGAAAGGCCTGAAGGCGTCGGTAACCCTGTCGCAGGCGGCCGCTGCCAACACTGGCATCACCTACACCGACATCATCAACCTGAAGCACAAGGTTGATCCGGCGTACCGTGCAGCCAGCATGGCCAAGTTTGGCTTCAATGACACCACCCTGAAGGCGATGAAGCTGATGGTGGACAGTCAGGGCCGTCCGCTGTGGTTGCCCGCCATTGCGGGGGTGGCGCCGTCCGTCATCGATGGCGATGAATACTTCATTGACCAGGCGATCGACGGCTTTGGTGCTGGCAAGGTGCCGATGTACTACGGCGACTTCAAGGCGTTCATTCTGCGCCGCGTGAAGGCCATGGCCATCAAGCGCCTGGTTGAGCGCTATGCCGAGTTCGACCAGACCGGCTTCCTTGCCTTCCACCGCTTCGACTGTGTGCTGGAAGACACCTCCGCCATCTCCAAGCTGACCATGGCCTAACAGCCACTGCGCATCGGCCGGAAGGAACCGGCCGAGTCGCCAGATAATCAGGAGCTGACATGCAAGTTAAAATGCTGATGCCCTTGGGCACCGCCGATGGCTGTGTTCGCGCCGGCGAGATCTATAGCACCAACGAAAAGAATGCCGCCTCGCTGATTGCCGCGGGTGTTGCGGTACCGGCCAGCGACCAAGCCGCGCCGCCGGCGGAGAAGGCCCAGTCTAAGGCACCGAAATGAGCCTGATCACCCTGGACGAAGCGAAGCGGCAGTGCCGGATTGAGCTGGAGTTCACGGATGACAACCTGCTGCTGCAGGCGTTCATTGATGCAGCGGAAGACCACGCCAGCACCTACACCGGCCGGCGCTTTTTTGCTGATCAGGCGGCGCTTACCGCCGCACTGGCGGCCGTGCCGCCCACGGCAACGGAAGACGACATGGTGATCCGCCCGGCCATCAAGGCGGCGCTGCTGCTGCATGTCAGCCACCTGTATGAAAACCGCAGCGCGACCGACCCGCTAACGCTTAAAGACGTGCCCATGAGCTATGACTCCCTGCTGGGCCCGCATCGCATTCTGAGGGTTGGCTGATGATCCGCCCCGGCGCCATGCGCGAGCGGCTGCAGCTGAATACGGTCACCAACGGCCGCAACGGTTTTGGCCAGCCAGAAAGCACGCTGACGCCAGTCGCCACCGTATGGGCCGAGCTGGTGAGCATCGCCACTGTCACCGCGCAAGAGGCTGGCGGGCCTGCGCCGGTCACCCGCGCCACGTTCCGCATCCGCTACCGCTCTGTCTCGGTTGACCAGGTGGTCATCTGGGGTGGCCAGCAGTACCGGGTGATGTCCGCCAGCGACCCCAGCGCCCGCCGTATCGAGCTGCTGATTGAGGTGGAGCGGTGAAGATTGACGGGCTGAAGGAGCTTGAGGCTGCACTGGTGCAGCTGGGCGGCCGCCACGCCCTGCGCGCCATCGATGGCGCGTTAAGAGACGCTGGCGCGGTTGTCCGGCGCGAGATGCGAAACGCAGCCCCTGTAAAGTCTGGCAAAACGCGGGCATCTGTTGTGGTGAAGGCGGACAAGTCGGCCAAGACCGCCGCCATCTATGTTGGGTCTATGGGGCGTGATGCGTGGTATGCACGCTTGGTCGAGAAGGGCACAAAGCGCCACGACATCCCCGGCAAGACGGTTGGTCGCGGCAGAAATAAGCGCAAGAACGGCGCGAAGGTCGCGTTTTTCGGCAATGTTTTTAGCAAGGTTGAGCACCCCGGAATTAAGCCCAGGCCATGGGCAGAGCCAGCATTCATGCGCTCATACCCTAGAGCCATCGCCAGGCTGAAGCAGCGCTTGCGCGAGCGCCTGATCGTTGAGGCATTCAAGAAATCGAGAGGCGTGAAGTGATTCCGGAACTGATTGCACTGATCGAATCACTGGTGCCGGCGCTGGCTGGCCGCATCGCCCCGGGCGAGCGTGACGAGCAAACGGCATTGCCGGTGGCCGTGTACCAGTTCAACGGCCCGCGCTTTGATCGCACCATGGACGGCGACCGCGAAGACTTTGGGCGCACCGAAGTGACCATCACCATCTGGCACGATGACCTGCCACAAGCGGCCGGCTTGGCCGCCGAGGTGGTCAATGCCGTTGATGGCTATCGGGCCGCACCGTTTCTGTTCATCGCCGCCGATATGGCCGGGCCAGAAACAGAGCCCGAGAAAAACACAGCCGGCCAAGCGCTGGTGCTGACGATCACCCACCGCTAACCAACACCGAATTCACAACCAGCCCGGCCACTGCGCCGGGCTTTTTATTTGGAGATCACCGCTATGGCCGTATTGGGCGCAGGCACCAAGGTCTTTCTCGACACCAGCGCGACGGAAACGCCGAGCTGGCTGCAGGTGAAGGGCATCAAAACCATGGGCGACACCGGCGAAGAAGCCCCGCTGGTGGACGTTACCCCCATCGATGTCACCAGTAAGGAATACATCGCCGGCATCCTCGATGGCGCTGAGAAGGAGATCACCGGCAACATCGAACTTGCTGACCCCGGCCAGCAGGCGTTCATCGTCAAGGCCAAGGCGCGCGGCCAGGCCAAGATCAAGATCGAGTTTCCGACCTCGCCGGTCACCATCTGCGCCATGACGCTGCAGATGCTGGGCTTCCACATCCCGCAGCCGGAAATGGAGCAAGCGCTGCAGTTCAAGACCAAGGGAAAGGTTACCGGCGGCGTTACCTGGTCGGAGGGCACCTGATGCCATTGGTTAACCCCGAACAGCTGCTGAGCATCAAGCTGGCCGAAAAAACAGTGGAAGTCTCCGAGCTTGGCGGCGAACTGCTGCT